CGTCCCTTTGGTGTTGAAATGAATAATACCTTCTTACCATTCACAAGGACTGTCGGTCGTAATACTGTGTTCCATACCTCATCCTTGATGTATGCTGCTTCATCTACTACAAGATAGTTGAGTGTGTATCCTCTTAAAGTATCCTCTCGTTCTCCTGACCTAAAATAGATTACTGACCCGTTGATGAATGTGATGGTTAGTTCGCTCTTGTTGATTGACTTGGTAAGTGATGTTCCTGCTATGGTGTTAGTAAGTTCGGTGAATACTTTTTTTGCTTGTGAATAAACTGGTGAGACCCACATAGACACAGAGTTATTATCCTCTAATGCCCACTTGAGTAATAGGTTCATCGCAGTAAATGATTTCCCCGCCTGTCTTCCAAAACAACCGATGATATACTTGATGTTCTTTGATAAACAAGCATCTATAATCTCCTTCTGTTTTATGGTGGGGGTAAATCCCTGAACTGTTATTTCTTTATTCACTTGGTTCCCCGAAGTTCAATTTAATTGATGTCCCTGTTATATGGACTTTATCAGGTTCATTTAGACCCTGTAGTTTAGCTAAATCGTTTAGTGATTGTCTTGCGTTGGTAAAGTCATTAGACATTAGTGCGTGTTCGTATATGTCCCAATACTTCTGTGTGTGTTTCAGGATTAGTTTGTCCTTTTCTAACTCAAACTTCTTCTTGAGTAATACCCACACCTTCGTCCAATATTCGTTCGCTTGTGATTTAGACATATTGGATGTGTCCTTACAATACTTTACAAACTCGTTATAGGATAAATGGTTTTCAAGTATCTCTCTTGCTGCGTTGTTGATAAATGTTCTCTTCTCAACATCGGTCATTCTCTTTGCGAATGAACCCTTTGGTCTCCCCGCCGGTCTTGGGGCTAATGGTTCTATTGGTAAGTCATCATCAGGAATTATTATGTCCGTCATTTGTTGTTATTTTTAATTCTGTTGGTTTATTCTGCTCTTCTTCATAACGAGCCTTGGCTTCTTCGTAGATCTTCTTTTTTAACATCTCAAACTCCCATTCCTTCCCCTTCATCTTTTCGTTTCTTGCTTTGATCCTTTTGTTGTGGGCTTTAGCTCCACCTCGTAATTTACTCTTTGCCATAATTGTTCTTTTCTAATTTCCATTTATATCCCATATACGAATGACTATGTCCTCTATAACAAGTCAGTATATGATGGAATGAATTACATTCTATTTTCTTACAGGCTTCACTTGGATTATTAAATGATTGAATGAAGTTGTCGTCCATATCATATTGATTGACTACATACTCTGGTTGAAGTTTCCAAATGAACCCACCACGACTATCAAACTTTGTTCTGTTGTATGTCCTCATTATATCCCCATCCTGAACTCCTGTTGCTTTTGATGCTTCTAATCTATTCTTGTAGTCCGCTATGTAATTACCATCAAGGTCATATTGAACTACTCTATATGTTTCTAACTCCTCACCTGATATTCTTTTCTTACCAAACTCTGCGTAGGTTTCATTCAACTCAAACCCTATGAAGTTTCTATTACCGATTTCATTACAGGCTAATCCTGTCGTCATTATCCCACCGAATATATCAAGGATTGTATCCCCATCATCTGTAAGTAAGTTGATGTAATATTTAGGTAAGTCCTTATGGAATGGGGCTGGATGTTTAATTGAGTTGTCCCTTGATGCTCCTGCTGTTGAAAATCTTACTACATTATCAGGTCTTACTAAATCACCATTACTTTTTTTAACATCATCAACGTTCTTCCTCCTCTCACCATCAAATATATCCCCTTGAAAACTATACTTATGTGGATATTGATTACGTAATCTCGCTCCCTCTTTCTGCTCCACCAAAGCTCTATCCATATAAAACTTTAGATGTTTTTGATCTTTAACAAAATGGAATATAAACTCGGTTGTGTTTCTAAATCTCTTTGGTGATCCATTCGGTATTCCATTCTTTTTGTGCCAAATATAAGTGTCGTAGAACTTTAACTTGGTTTCCTTTTGACTACGATAGATAAGTTCATAAATAAAGGGATTTCTATACCCCGCCTTACAAGTATCGTTTATGTTTAGTATGAAACTACCACTCGGCTTTAAGACCCTCTGTATTTGACTAAAAATGGGTAATAACCAATCACAATAATCTTTAGGTTTTTGGATTGATATATTCTTACCATAATTCACTATGTCCGCATAAGGTGGGGATGTGATAATCAGGTCTATTGAATTATCAGGTAGTTCTTTAATCAACTCAAAACAATCACCAATTTTAATTTCCGTCATTTGTTTTTTATTAGTCAGGGTAATTTTTATACCTCTATAAATTAAAATAATAATAATTCCCTATAAATAAATATGGGGAAGAAGTAAAAAAAATTACAACTCCCCCAATTCTAAAATGAAAAATCAACCAATCACTCTTTGTCTTACCCCTCATTTATCAGGGTAGAATATCTTTTTTCAAGGTTTTTACAGATGTTATAAAAGCATTTACCACAGCCTGGCGACTTCTTTTGCTTTAATTCTCTGTTATAAAATCCATATATGTAATCCATTTCTTGTCTTGATAGTCCATACTTCTTTATCAAGATCATTACCTTATCCCATTCTTCTCTTGTTGATAATCCAAATGATAGTTGAACTTCTTTCTCTTTATCACACTCCTCACAATCTTTTTCTTTATCTGTGAAGAATAGTTGCTCGTTCAATTGCTCTTCTGTTTGCGGTGTCTGTATCTTCTCCGTATTCATAGTTCCATCGTTTTTCATTTCTTATTGAGTTTATGTGTTTTCTTGATACACCGAACATATCTGCTATTTCTCTATCAAAGAGTGTAGTATTAGCACATAGGTCTTTAATCAGTATTACATCGTTCTTATCTAATTTTACTCTTCCCATCGTTCATACCATTTTGTTTTTATCCACGCTTTCATTTCTCTTATTGTGTTTCTAATTGAGTATCTTGGTATGCGTGTTTGTTTATGTATCGGTTCTATTTTCCTGTGTTCCATATACATCTTGAATAAACCCACATTATACCAGTTTTTAGGGTTATTTTTGAGTTCATTTTCAAGTGTAAGGTTTATCCATTCAATACTTGGTTTCTCCTGATATGGGACATCTGGTTCATCAGGAATGTCTATTGCTTCACTACTGAACTTTCTGTATGTCCTTTGGAACTTTGAGTTGTTAGAATAGAATTGATTGGTGATGGTGCGAGTAAGAAAATATAATTGTTCTTCTGGTGTCTGTAAGTTATTCCACTTCTCATTTACCTCAAGTTGAATTAGAATGTCGTGTAAGAGGTCTATGTGCCTTTCATCACCTTTGGTTATTCGCCTTGCGAGTTCCCTGTATTGATTATATCGTTGTTCCAACATAAGTGGTTCCAACTTCCTCTATTGAAAGTTGTGTATAGATAATTGCTTGGGATTTTATATTGGTGTGCCAATTGCCATACTGACTTTTCTTTAGTCAGGTAAGATATTAGTATTTCCCTACGCTTATTATCATCAAGGTTATATTTGTTTATCCTCTTCCTATAAATATTCTTCTTGGAACAATTCTCTTGGTTGCTGATACATTCAAGATTATTTATGTTGTTGTTTAGAGGGTCTCCGTCAATATGATTGATTGTTTGCTCACACTCACATTCGTTGAATGCCGACCATACAAGACGGGATACTTTTTTTGTGTAAGGTTTGTTTTGATAAGAGATACACACCTTTTGGTAATCCCTATTTACATCATTTGGTGATTGGGTCATAACCTTATCCTTCTTGATGTTTTTGATCCTACCGAGATTGGATGCTGCGTATGTTGGAAACATCGGTATTTGTCTCCATATTTCTTGTTCGTTATTCATTTTAATTACAATAATTTTGATTTAGTCCATCACCGATGGCTTGTTCGTATTCTTCTTTTTCTACTTTATGGTTCTCTAACCATAGTTCGTATTCATCATCAAACATAAGGTCAAAATCCTCTGCTGATAGATAGTCGTTATGGTATTGTTTTAGTGCTCCCATTTTATTTTTGTGTAAGTGATTTTAGGTATTCTCTTCTCATTTTTTCTACATACTCAATAGAGGTGATTACTCTATCAGTCCAATCATTTTCATATTCCTCATCTTTATCCATTCCGTGAATTGATAATGTATCATCAATCTTTGATTTGAGTTGTTTAATTTGTAATGGTCTATACAACTCATCTAATGTGTTGTAAGCATCCCATAAAGCATCTACAAGTGCTTCTTGTTTAATTTCTAATTCTTGTTGTCCCATTTGTTCTATTTTTTATTTTGTTTATTGATTATATGTGTTGTTTAGTTGTTCTATTTCAAGATATGTTAGTCCATCACAATATGGGCCTATGGTATTGTCGTATTCGTATTGTATCATCTCTGTAATGAGTTGATCTTTTGATTTAACCTTGTCGGTTAGGATCTCACTTACATTCCATTCTTGTAGTGTCTCCCCGCTGATTAGTAGTGTATTCATATTAGTTAGATTTTACGATACTTCTAAACTCGTTTATCATAATGTTTATTGATTGAGCGTTATACCATTTGCTGCTTTGTTCTTTTTTGATTGAACCATCAACTAACAGATAAGAGAAATAAGATGTTAGTTTGTATTTTTCTTCACCACATTCAGTTTTAACTTCTTTGATTACCATTTTAGTAATGAATTGATTAGGACATTCTTTAGTGATTGTGAATGTGTCTTTAAGTTTGTAAGTTTGATTTTCCATTTTTCTATAAGGTGTTTTTTGTTCCTTCTTTAATAAGTATAACACAAGATATACAAAAGTCAAGTCCCACACTAAATTATTTTTTATTTTTTTCTAAAATATATTCTTTGTTGAACTTCCTGATACTATCCAATCTGTAATTTCCATATCTTCCCTTTTCACAGTCATATACTCTTATTCTTCTACCAATCATTTCGTAAGTCAAACCATTTTCATCCACAACACAAGAATTATCAGGCTCACAGATAATACCCATATTATATTGTCCGTCATCTTTTTTTGTAGAAGGTATGAGGCACTTACCCCAAAGTTTTACATATTGTTTCAATTTCATATCTGTTTGTTTTTCTAATATAAATATAACACAACATCTACAAAAGTCAAGTCCTACAACAAATTATTTTTTTAAGGAGGGGATAGTGTCCCCTCCTTGATGATTACATCTCACTTACAATCATTCCTGTAATTGCTTCTACTGTTGTGTCTTTTGTTCCTTCCCATCCTTTAGTTGCTTTTCTTCTACCCCTGATACGGATGTCTATTCTATACCCTCCGTGAGCAGCAACATAATCAATTTTGATTTGGTCGTAGATGTCGTGATTGACTATGAACCTTTGACCTGCTGTGTAAGGACACTCTTTAAGTTTAACCTCTTCCTTGATGTTCCAAATCCTATACTCAATTTGGCTTTGGGCTCTTTGGATTAGGCTGTGTCTGTCCTGTGCTTGTCTTACAACTTGCCAAGCCGCTTCTGTTGCCTTTCGGGCTGCTTGTAAGTCAGCCATCAACTCAAACAATTCTAATGATTGTTCTTCTGTGTAGTTTAGTGTTTCCATTTTCTATTATGAGGGTGTTTTTTGTCCCTTCTTTAATAAATATAACACAACATCTACATAAGTCAAGTCCTACAGGTAAAATATTTTTTTTTATTTTTTTTTGTTGTGGGTATTGACTTTTGTATAGTTTGACTTACATTTGTAATAGAAAAACAATAAGATATGAAAA